TTAATTCGAGTGGCGCTGTGCCGTCTTGTAGATCAACTTTTAGTTTTAATCTCATTGCCTGTTCCTGTTCTCGGCCAGTATTGGCACGTTAGATCATGTTACGTCAACTGTGTACGAGCCGCCTACAAGTTCGATGTCGTATGTCGCCAACTCGCCAAGGTTTGCGTTCATTACTGGCAACGCGCTCAAAAACGTGTTGGTCAACTCAAAGCCGGGGTTCGTTGCTGAGTTTGCGCCCGATGCTGGGGTTACTTTGATATAACATTTTGTGCCAACGAGCGCTGACAATGTTGCGTAACTTTCAGCCGATGCGTACGACGCATACAAAGTCAATGTTGCAGAATTTGACTGCAAGCCTGCTGTGTTGGTTCTTGCGGTGCTTCCGAAGGCCGTGTCCTCTAAAGCCTCGACCACATAATTTACGACCACAGACGAAACTTGGTCCGTGATATCGGTCGTTGCAGCGCTTGACGCACCGATTAAAACGACTGGGTTTGATAGATAGGTGCTAGTTGCCATGTGTTAATCCTTTTGTCTTGTACCTATAGTTTTACCATAACGATTGCCTGTCGGTGTGTATTACGCCGTTTGTGCTTGTACGCCTACTGATAGGTCGTAGCACGGGAACTCTTGGCCGCCTATGTCGAGTGTGCCGGGGCGACCCGACATGACGATTATTGCCGACCCTAAAACGGTTGCTGTAATTTGCAATATTTCGCGTAACACGGGTAGCCCTGCTGGGCCACTACCGACAACTTTGATCGGGTAGTCCATGCGTACGATGTTGCCGTTGCCAGCGATCGTCGTGAAACTTGGTGCTTGAATAAATACACAATTTGGCACAAGTTTGGTTGGGTCGGTTACGACACGCAACGACGTGATCGCGGTAAGCGTCGTAGCGAGATCGTCTAGCGTCTCGTTAAATAGATCGGTGTATGGTGCGGGCATCAGGCAACCGCAGGTCGGTCAATACCTAACAACTGTTTAACGATCGGGGTCAACGATTGCTGAGGTGCTGTACCCATGCCGTCAAACGACGCAAACACGTTCTCGAGCGAGCCACGCGAACGCCACAACGCCGCCGCGTACATTAGAGTTCCGAGCGTGACATCACCGCTAGGCGACGTGCTAAGGCTGTCGTTGTAGCCTGCCTCGGCTCGTCGGCGACTGCAAAACTGGTTGCCAGCGCTTACGGCCTGCGTAATTAGCGTGTAGTCATCTGACGGGTTGGTAATCGACACACCCAAATAGGTGACTAAGTTTGCGGCCGTTATCCACGTGCAAGTCGGTGTGAATGCGACCGTGCCGGTGTAGATCGCAACGAACTCGACTGCGTTGCCTGTGCAGGCGTAAAGCAGTTGATTAGCGATCGGTTGTGTTTCGTCAAATGTCCATTCGCCCGTAACGCTGTCTATGCCCGTGTATTTGTATTGCGGGCAGTTCAGTACCGTAAACGTGCCGTCAAACGGTGCGCTCAAACTGCCGACAACTATGCTGTCGCCAACTTGTATGTCGGTTGGCTCGAGCGTAGATATGCAGGCGTAGTTATTTAGTAACTGTTTTGACGCTGTTAGATATGTTGCCATAAGCGGTTTTGCCGCCTACGACTAAGCCAGCGCTAGTTTTTGCAAGAACGCTGATTTTGCAACGAACGTAGCAAAGTAGCCGTAGTAACTAAACGTGCGGCTAAGTGTCGACGGTACTTCTACCGAAACAATACCTTTTTGCTGTTCGTAAACTTCATAGCCCGGCGCGTAAGCGACGATCATGGTGTTTGACGCAAAGTTGTTGTCAACGATCAACGTCAAGCCAAGTGGATTGAGTGACGAGTACGACAAGTCTGCACCTGCTGTACCGATCGAGTTTTGGCTGATGACGTTGTTGCCGTTAATCGCTGGGAACAATGGGCGCTTTGAATCGTCTAATTGACGGCCGAGCAATTCCCAAACGTTTGGCGACACAAACAAATGTGTCGGGAAATAGTTTGAAATGCTTGCGATATTTACCGCGCAACCATAAAGCGCGGTCATCAACGATGACGGGTCAGTTTGGTTGACTGTCCATGTCACACCTGAAACTGTGCCGCCTGAAACCATGTTGTCGGCTGCAATGTTGTCAGTTGCGATGAGGTATTCGCCCGCGAGGTCGTTCAAAACCAAATTCATGGCTGCTGGATCGGTAAAGTCCATGTCTTGATAAGTCATTGTGACTTGACCAGCAACGGTTGTTTTTGTGACTGTGTTGCTTGCGATCACCATTGTTGTTGCTGATGCGGCAACGCCTTCGGTTTGTGTTGCTGCCGAAGTGTGCGTTGTGATCGTTGGGCGGATAAATGTTTTGCTTGGTGTGTTTGGCATTGCTCGAGCGCCCAACGCTGATACGACTGGTCGCACGAAGTTGAGGTCTTGGAATAGTGGCCCAAGAACTGGAACTGGCAACAAACCCGGTGTATCGGTTGTCAAAATGTCGCCCGCGGCTGCTTGCAATGCTGTTTGCTGTTTGCCTAATGCTGCTTTGTAAGCGTCGTTGACTTTGCGGAATGTGTCGCCGCCAATGTGCATTGCGGCAAGGTAGTCGCCTGCGCTTGGCATTTTAAATTCTTGTTTTGGTTGCGCCCACAATTTTTCAACTGTTGACTGTGCTGCTTCAACTACTGGGGTTTCGATTTTGTCGCTCATGGTTGTTTCCTGTTCTGTGTCTTGTTCTGATTGTAACTCTACTTGTGGTTCGGTTTCGTGGATAGTCTCGTCGGGTGCGCTGGCTGCGACCTCGGTGATGACCGCGCCACTAAACGCACCCTCGCTAACTAACGATAATTCTGACCAGTTGGCGGCCTCAACGATCATCACGCCTGCCTCGTCATAACTAAATTTTGTGGGTGTTACACCGACTGACACGGCATCTATAACGCCGTCATTGGCGAGGGTAAGTGCCTCGTCGCCTAGTCGAGTGGCGCTGATCTTGGCCGTAAACATCATGCCCTGCGGGGTGTCCACACGCTCAACGACCTTGCCGACGATCTGGTTGCTGTCGTGTTGCATATAAAGTTTCGGGTCGCGCCCCGTGACTGGCAACGACCCTTGCAAAAACCGTACTTTTGTACCGTCATTTACAACGGCTGTTTCGTCGTAGGTGACTGCTACGCCTGAGATTGAGCGCGACGGCAAGCCCTCTGCCGCCGCTGCGTCAACCGTGATCTGTGAGGGGGTAAGTCTGATCATGAAGGTAACTCTACTCTTTCTGTAATTTCTGTTTGTGTATCTCGATCTTCACCCATTGAATATTCGCCGGTAAGATATTGTTCAACATCAAATTCGACGTATGTGCCGTTGGGTAGCACGTTGTTTTGGCTAAGTGTGCCAGCGATGCAATCGGCGTAAGCACGTACGCCAAATGTCCACAAATCCATACGGCTTTCAGCACTTGACTGATATGAATATGACCCGACGCTAATGCCCGCAAGGTATGGCGGAATATTGCAAAGTCGTGCCATTTCCATTGCTTGAAATTCTGCGCTTTCAATCAGCAACATTTTGTCAGGGCTTGTTTGTGTTTCTGTGTAGGTAACAAATTCGTTTAGCGCTGCGGTTTGGTTTGTTGCTCGTGCCGCATTAAACGCCGCTGCAAGGTCTGAGAGTTCCTGTGCGCTAAGTGGTTCTCCTCCATTTTGGCGCAATATTCCTGCCGGTATTGCCGACGATGAGTTTCTAAACCGTGCGGCCTCAAGTTGTAACGCGGTCGCTATTGCTTTTTCGCTCATATAGACGATGCCTTGTATCGGCGACAAAAATTGCACAACATCGTTTGGGTCTAGGCTGCCGCCTTGAAAAATAATTTCTTTTGACGGCGCAAACCAAACTGGGCCTGACTGGTCAAGTGTTTGTACCATTGCGGCAGGTAGTCGAGTAAACGACGCAGGATAACCGTCGGCTGTGCGTGACGTGATATACCAAAACGCGCGACCATAAAAAAATAAATCATCAAATGTCCAACTTAAAATCTGGCCGTTGTAAACACTTGGGTCTATGCGTCGTAGCCAAGTGCGTGGCGCTAGTGGCATTTTTTCCATTTCGTCGCCATTCCAAATTTCGTTGTACATTTTTAAGTTCATGCAACCAATGACGCTGGCCATAAGATCGCGCGCTCGACTAACGGTTGGTACGCTCATTGCACGGTTGCGAGCGTCGCCTTCGATATACGAGTAATACTGGCCGATCATTTGTGCGCCGCCGTTGTTGACGCTGTTTGTGTAGTACCCGCCTGCGGCCGCCGCTTTAGTTGGCTCAGGCGATATAGCCGCCTTGTTTACTGACCGTGAAAATATCGCCATGCTGTAAGTATGCCACCAATTTATTTGACGGGTGTTGATAGGCGACCGCTAAGCGTCAACCGAGAAAGTAAG